TCAGATGAAGAAGGGCGGGCTATCAAACCGCTGGCAGCGGAGGCTTTGGCTTTAGCTTGTTCCAACGACTATTCCTTAAGCAAGAATTTTAAGTTTGTAGATTGTACTTAAGTACAACCCGATAATTTCATCAATGATGTTTTGAAGCGGTGTTTCAGCCTTATCACAGACTTCATACCTGATTTTTTCGATTTCATCAACCTGATCTTGCATAAAATCTAAAATATTAGATGTTTTGCCAGCACTCATCAAGGAAATAGGACCAATTAAGCCATGTCTGCCTTGATAAGCTTCGGCAAATTTATCGGCTAAATCGACAATTTCGTCATAAAACGTGTTAAGCGCCATATGCTTGCTAAAACTTCGCGTATTTAAATGTACGGAATGGGCTACATCACGGGCTAAAAACAACATACCTACAAAATCAGCACATTTCATGCTCAACCCTCCTGAGGTACGACGTTAGGCATAGGTCTGGCTTGTTGCGCTTCTTCCTGACGGGCCATAATCTCTGCTTCTTGACCCATATCCTCAGGTTCTTCCATAATTGGCCCTTGCATCTGTTGAGGAGGCACTAAATCCCCTGCATCGTGCGCCGCAGCAATCGTGCCCATCACAATATCTTGAATTTGCTCCATTGTCATACCAGGCATTGTGGCTGAAATACGCTTAGTTTCAGCATCAAACGCCTTAATTTTAGCTTCAAATTCGCGTACTTGTACGTCTCTAGCCTCAATCGATTGATTGACGTTCATTAGCATATCGTGCATTTGCTGCATTTCCATGCCCATTGCTTCAATTTGCTTTTGAGCCGCTTGTAGCGCTGGGTCGTTATCTTGATCAGCCAGCAATTGCGGGTCAATGGTCTTGCGAAGCCGCGCTGCCATCTCTTGAGCGCCAGGCCAATCCATGTTTTTAACAAACAAATCGCCTGCAACAGCCCATAAATTGGGGTTGCCCTGCAAGATCTGCGACATGGCGTCCATCGACTCTTGGCGCTTAGTCATGTAACTTGGTCCAGTGGTTACCACCACGTCGTAACGGCCAACGGAAGGGTTGTAAATCTTATCGATCACGACGCCCGTCTGGTCCATAATCTTTTTGACCGGCTCTTGCTGGGTCGGATCAATCTTGACCATGTTGGTTTCGCCATCAATACCAACAATTCTAGCAATACGCTGCGTGTCGTAGATTTTTGGTATCAAATCCACCAACTGACGGGTCACATAACGCACAGCACGCGCTAAATTATCTACATAGTGGTATGTGCCGTTGTCAGATTCCTTTTGCCTAGCTAAAATAGCACGTCCAGAACGTTCGTTTGACACTTGGCCCAGACTCGCATCGTACTGGCCTGTGGTAGCTTTAATATCCTCAGAAGCCCCCATTTTGGCCTGTATGAGGCCCGTTTGAGGTAAAGGTGGTGCAGCACGCTGTGGTAGCGGTAAAATAGATCCTGCACCATCTGTAACGTCTGGATTGACCTCTAAATACGGCCAGTTTTGCGTATTAGCCGTCTTCCACTGGTACTCATAACCCTCAAACTGACCACCATAGCCAATAAATGGTGCTTTAGGGGCAAGCGCAAGCATTTCAGCTTCTTGGCTTGTCCAGTAGTTATACATCCGTTGGGCATCTTTGGCATTACGCACGATGCCTGATATGAAAATACGCCCATCAACTTGGAACTCGTTACCTACCACGCGTACAACCGGTATCCAGTTGCCCGCCCATTCACGCTCCTCAAGCACCTCAAAACCATTGGTTTTCATCCACATGATTTTTTTACGATCTACCTGACGTTCGCGTATGGGCGCTAGCCCCATTGAACGTAGTGTGGCGTCTTCCATCGAGCCTTTAAACACCGATTTATTGCCAGGAAACAGATACAGCGTTTCTGTTTTGTGCGCAATGTAAAAGTATTCAGCAATCCGTATTGTGTCTTCTGTAATCCACTGGCTGATGTCTTGGTCACCAATACCTTGCGCCATGATCGAAGACAGCGGTGCAGCGTTGGGGTACATACGCTGGTAGTCTTCCTTGAGCATGTCTTCCGTAATAAAACACCACTCAGCGTCTGCCCCGCATGGGTCTTGGATCAGCGGGTCCATGTAGACGCTAAAGCTATTGCGTACGCGAGCGATCTTGATGTCTTGATCAAAGCTGTCTTCGTAGCAATACTCCGTCAGAATACGAATGTAACCTTCACCGTAAGTGACTTGGTTCTCGCACGCCGTGTCGTAGGCCACGTCAGCGTCTGACATGTACTCAATGTGCCGCACGATGCCATCGAGCACCTCGGCAACTTCAACGTCGGCTTGATCGTTAACAGGTATGACCTTGCCGCTTGGCCGGTTCTGGCGCTGCTCGTTAGTTACTTGTCTTACATGCTGTGGTAGCTTATTAATAGTCAAGCAAGGTCTTGCGTTGACCGTCTGCCCTTGCACCGACCCACGCGTTGCCAATACATCTTGCGGCCACTGCCACTGGTTGTCTGGCGAACCGGCCATAAAGCGCAGGTCGTCAAGCTCATCTTCGCGGCTCTCCGAGTACGCGCCGATCGCTTGGCGTAACCGATCGCGCATCAGTTGTAGCGTGTCGCGGTGGTCCTTTTGGTCAGGACCGCCGCGAGCCGATACCTTGCCCGCGCCTTCAATACCTGTAGGGTCTTGCTTAAGCGTTGCCATTACTTTTTCTTCGTCATAGGTTTAGGGCTTGGCCTTTTAGCCGCCGCAGCACGTTGGGTATTGTAAGCAATTGCAACAGCCTGCTTAACAGGTTTGCCTGCGTTAACTTTAGCCTTAATGTTTTTACGAAAGGCTTCTTTGCTGGTCGATTTAACAAGTGGCATCATTTTCCTTTCGTTGCCATCAAGCACCCATCCAAGATGTCGTTACGCCGTTGGCGTTGTACGCACGATTAGTTTGTTTCTCGACATACTGCCTGTGCGCGACCGGAAATGCAAACGTCACTGCCAGTGCGTCGGCAGCGTCGGGTGATGCTAATCCTCGGGCTTTCATTTCCTTTTTACCTTCCAAGAAAATTGTACCCGACGAATTAGGTTTTATGGTAGGCCCAACTAGATCAGACTTGAGCGCTCTGTCGTTAGGGATCGACGCCGTTTTAAGCCACTCCTTCATCAGCCCCCACAGCTCGGCGCGTTTATTACCATACATAATAGGGTTCTTCGCCTTCCACCCGAAGTTTACCCCTCGCACGACCTTGTAGCGCTGCTCGTGCAGCCTATCTAAGATACCGTACCCTAGCCCACCCTCATCGAGCACCACGAGCGTTGGCTTGTACTGCTCGATGGCGTCGATTACCCGACCCACGATTGTCATCGTATCCTCACCATGATACCGATGGATCGCCACTAGGTCGCGCCCTTGCCTGACCACGATCACTGTCGAGTCCGCACCGCCTCGCGCTGGGTCCACACCAATAACGATTGGCGCAGTCTCGTCCTTGTACCGTGGCCGTGCGGCTGCGTCCGCTACAGCGCTTGATGTGATGAACTGATCGTCGCCACTTGACGGAAACTCACCGTACACCTCCACCTTCGCTTGGCTTGAGTCCTCACCATACTCCTCAATGATCTGCCTATAAACCTGCTTGTCGGTGTCCTCTACCGTCCTTGCGTCCACCTGACGCGTTGTCCAAAAGTCACGCTTGGCG